TCTAGGCGAGATCGTGCAGGAGCTTCCAGAAATGAAAGCTCAAAAATCCCTATGGGGCGGACGTTTCCTCAAAACAGCCGACCTATTTAACTAACATAAATTCACTAGGAGGTGAACAATATGTCGGAACAAGAAATCGTAAAGAATTACCCAGGAACTACTGAAGCTCACAATCATGACGGACAAGGTGCACTCGCATCTGGAGGCGTCGGAAGCGCAACAGTAACAGGTCCTTCTGGTAATCTTTCACCAGCAGATTCACTTGGAAATATTGCTACAGCAAACTTTGGTGTAACAACAGGTCCAAATGCAGTGAATCCTACTGGAACACCTGGTGGTATTCTAGCACCAGAGCAAGCTCGCCGCTTCATCGACTACGTGTGGGATGCAACAGTTCTCGCCAAGGATGGTCGTAGAGTTACAATGCGAGCAAACACCATGGAGATCGAAAAGGTCAACGTAGGTGAGCGTGTAATCCGTGCTGCTGCACAAGCAGATGACGCTTACACAAACGCAGGCGCAACATTTACAAAAGTAGAACTAACAACCAAAAAGATTCGTCTTGACTGGGAAGTTTCTACTGAGTCTCTAGAAGACAATATTGAAGGAGCGGCTCTTGAAGACCGTCTCGTTCGCTTGATGACCAATGCATTTGCAAATGACATTGAAGATCTAGCGATTAACGGTGATGGTGCTACAGGCAACTTCCTCTCAATCATGTCTGGCTTTATTAAGCAAACTCGTGGTACAGTAGGCAACGCTGCTCATGAAGCAGATGTTACCGTTTCTGATAACGAGTGGACTCCACAAGTAATGCAGGACATTATTCTTGCATTGCCACGTAAGTATCGTGCACTTAAGAGCAATCTTAAGTTCTATGCAGGTACTGACGCATTCCAGGGTATCGTTAAGAACAACGGTACACTCGCAGATGCTATTGCTGAAGCGATTGCTGGACAAACACCAGGTAGCACACAGGCTAACCGTCAAGCATATCTTGATGGTCTAGGTCAGACATTCGGTGGTTCTCGTACCACCCGTGTACTCGGAGTGGATGTACTTGAGGTCCCTTACTATCCAGCAGGATATGTAGATCTCACATTCCCTGAGAACCGTGTCTGGGGCTTCCAGCGTGATATCACGGTAAACCGTGA